TTTCTCGGCTTTGCCGTCGGCGGCGCCGTAGCTGCTCCCGCGGCCATTCTCGTCGGTGAGCGCGTGGAGGGCTTTCCGAAGCCTTCCGCCATGCCCGCAACAGACGTCGCCCTCCGTCAAGCCCAACAGGTCGGCGTCATGATCACGGGGGCTGATGGTGACGCGCGTATTCGTCGGCTTGTGCAGGAAGGTGTCCAGAAGGCGCTTTCCGAGCAGCGGACCTTTGCCCATCGTACGGGGCGATAAGCCTTGGCCTCTCTTCGGCAGCAGCTCGACGCGCTCATCGAGGAGCTTTCCCCAGCAATGGAGAAGGCCTTCCGCGAAGCGATCGAGGACATCAAATCCGAGATCGTGTTGAAAGAGGTTGTCGAGCGGCTGGAACGCCGAGACGTTGAGGGTGCCATTGCGGCACTTCACGTCGACCCGGCAGCCTTCCGGCCGCTCTCCGAGGCGATCCGGACCGCCTTCAATTCAGGTGGCCTCCTGGTCGTCAAGAACATGCCCCGCCTGTCGGATCCGGCGGGCGGCCGTGTCGTCTTCAGGTGGGACGTCCAGAACCAGCGAGCCGAGCAGATCATCCGCGAAGCCTCGTCGACGATGATCACGCATGTCACCGAAGACACGAAGCAGATGGCCCGGGAGCGGATCGAAGCCGGCTATGCTAAGGGGCAGGGACCGAACACGATTGCTCTCGACATCGCCGGCCGCGTGAACCGGATCACTGGACGCCGTGAGGGCGGTTTGCTCGGCATGACGTCGCAGCTTGCCCGCACCGTGGAGAACGCGCGCACGGCGCTCCTCTCAGGCGACGTTGAGGGCATGAAGCACTACCTGACCCTGACGAGGCGGGATAAACGCTTCGATCGGCAGGTCGCCAAGGCGATACGCGAGGCCAAGCCGCTCCCGGCGGACGCCGTCCAGAAGATCACCGGCCGACTGGCTGACCGCTATGTCCAGCTTCGGGCCCAGACCATCGCCCGGACGGAGACGCAGTCATCTGTTCACGCGGCCAAGCATGAAGCTTATCAGCAGGGACTGGATCGCGCCGGCCGCGATGCCAGCATGGTCACCCGCCGTTGGCGTTCGGTTGGCGACGGCCGCGTCCGCCACACGCACCAGGTCCTGAGCGGCGATGAGCTTGCCGGGATGGACCTGCCTTTTCAGTCTCCCTCAGGCGCACTGATGCGCTTCCCGGGCGATACCAGTCTCGGCGCTGGTGCAGCAGAGATCATCGGTTGCCGCTGCCACGTCGAATATAACTTCGACTTCGCTGAGGAATACGCGAGATCGCGAGGCCGATAATGGCTGAGAACAATCTGAGCTTCGCCGCACAGGTGTCGGAATGGGTGCAGGCGGAGAAGGAACGCGAGGCGGCCGTCCTGCGCACGGCTGCGCAGATGGTGGCGAACAACGTTCGGACATCGGTTGCGGAGGGTGGGCGCATCCCGGTCGATACCGGCAACCTCAAGAACTCGCTGATGGCATCGACTTCCACAATGCCGCGCGTTGACGAGGGCGAGAGGGAATATCCGGATCAGAGCGGTGATATCGAGCTGATCATCTCGAACCTAGATGTCGGCGAGACGCTCTATCTCGGATTTCAGGTGGCCTATGGCCCGCGCATGAATTACGGCTTCGTCGGGCAGGACAGCCTCGGGCGTGTCTACAATCAGCAGGGGTTCGGCTTTGTCGATGCTGAGGCTCAGACCTGGCCGCAAACGGTCAAGGAAGCTGAGGCGAAGGTTCGCGGTCGCTTCGAAGCGGGTCCGAGCCCTCGGACATGATGAGCAGCGCGCGCTGGAGAATGTCTAAGTCGCGGATCGCGGCGGAAAGCACCTGCCGGCCGTTCTCTGTCTCAACCGTCTTATTGAGAAGCAGCGACAACGCTTCGTGCAAGAGGTCATACACCTCGGTATCGCTGAGTGCTTTGTCGGCCATAGGCCTAGAGGTAACAGATGGCTGATACGGTGGAAATGAAAATCTATCAGGCGCTGGTGCTCCGAGCCCAGGCGTTCGTCCCGCCGGCCAGTGTGACCATCGTGCTGCCCGGAGTGCCTTTCACGCCGGCAGCACAGAGCAAGTTCGTTTCCGTCGAGGTCCACTTCAATCGCTCGATCGAAACCGACCTGTCGCTTGTCATGGACCCGATCCGGCAAGGCTTTGTGCGCACCAACGTCATGTGGCCGAAAGGCTCGGCGATCGTCGACGGGTACAATCTCGCGGGCCAGCTTCGCGCGCACTTCCGCCGCGGCACAAAGCTGTTCCGGACCGACACCCAAGTCCGCATCGACGAGGATCCGGAAATCGGCGTCCTCGTGACAGGGGATACCCACCACAACATACCCGTCACCACCCGGTGGCGTTGCTACCCGCAAGTTCCGGCCTGATTGGCCTGCCGTTCCTGCGCCTTCGGCAAGCGCAATCAGACAGAAAGGAATGAGCTATGGCTCAGCTTTACCCGGTCGCCGGTGCGAAAATCTATATCGGCGCGGCCGTCAATGACGTCCCGGATGATGCCGACATCATCGAATCTCTCTTCACCTCGGTCACCTTCACCGAGATCAAGGGTTGGCAGACGATGGGCGCCATCGGCGATGCCGCGGCGCTGATCACCGAATCCATCATCTCCTCGGGTCGCGACCTGAAGGCGAAGGGCACGCGCAACGCGGGCTCGATGCAGAACAACTTCATCATCCTGCCGAACGACGCCGGCCAGATCGCGATGATCGCGGCCGAGGCGACCGACTATAACTACCCGTTCAAGCTCGCCTTCGACGACGCGCCGCCAGCGAAAACGTCGACCGTCACGATTACCGTCGCGACCCCTGGCGTGATCTCTTGGAATGCTCATGGCCTCGCCGCCGGCACTCCGGTCAAGTTCTCGACGACTGGCGCGCTGCCGACGGGCCTCACGGCTGGCACCACCTATTACGTCGTCAGCCCGTCGGCAAACGACTTTCAGGTAGCGGCAACTCCGGGCGGGGCAGCGATCGCCACCAGCGGCACGCAGTCGGGCACCCATACCGCCACGACCGCGCCGACGGGAACGACGAAGTATTTCTACGGCATCGTCATGACCGCCCAGGAGAACGGCGGCGGCGCCAACACGGCTCGCCTGCTGCAGGGCAATGTCGAAATCAACAGCGCCGTTCTGACGGTTGCTCCTGCAGGTGGTGCGTAATGGCTGAAGAGTTTGTCGACCTTTCCGGCCTCGAAGCCCTCGTCCAATCCCAGGAGGAGGGTATCGAGATCGATATCCTGAACGAACAGGCCAAGCCGATCGGCCTCAAGATCCGCGTCGTCGGGCCCGATAGTGACCGGATGCAGAAGGCGGTGCGCGATGTTGCCGCGGAGTTCGCCAAGGCTGCGGCCGATCGCGAAAGCCTCGGAGAAGCGCGGGAAGATGACAGCGACGCCCGCATGGTCGCCATCCTCGCAAAGGCTACGATGAGTTGGTCGCCAAATCCGAAGATCGGGGGCAGTGTTGTGCCCTTCTCGGAGGAGAATGTCCGAAATCTCTACACCAAGTTCCGGATCATCCGTGAGCAGGTAGAGGTTCGCGCGGTTCGCCGCGGCTCTTTTACCAAAGGCTGATCGACCGGCTCTGCAAGCTTATCGTCGATCAGCACGAAGGTAAGAAGCTCGCTATACCCGCCGCCGGCCAGCAGGTTTGGTGGTGGTTCCGGGAGCTGGACAGCCAGCGCACCGGGAACGGCTACGGGCCCAACGCTCTCGGGTTTCAGGCAATTGGAGAATGGGCGAGGCTTCGCGGCCTCGTTCTCAAGCAGTGGCAGCTCGATGCCATCCTGGCAATGGATCTGAAGCGCCGTGAAATCATGGCACCGAAGGAAGAGCCAGAGCCAGAGAAACCGAAAGTCTCAGAGCGTCCGCTCTCCGCGCGTCTCTTCGATGCGCTTTTCCCCAGCAAGAAGTGATAGCCGATGTCTGAAGCGACCCTTGGTTTCAAGATCGACAGTTCGCCGGCCGTCAAAGGGGCGGCTGACCTCGACCATCTGACGGCCGCCGCGGGCCGCACTCAACAGGCTGTTGGGAAGCTCGAGAACGAGGTCGAGCAGCTTGGCGGCGCGCTTGGGAAGGCAGGGCAGGGCGCTGGGAGGCTCAAGCCGCCGATTGACGATCTCGGGCGCTCGTTCGGAGCGCAGGACGAGCATGTGCGCGCCTTCCGGATGGAAGTCGAACGGCTCACGCTGAAGTATCAGCCCTTGGCGAAGGCCACACGCGATTACGAGGCGTCGATCGGCGAAATCCAGCGAGCCCACAAGCTCGGCGCCATCACGGCTCAGGAGATGACGCAGGCTCTCGATCGTGAGCGGCAGGCTTATGAGCGGCTGAAGACATCGGCGACGGCCGCCGGCGCTGCGGTGAAGGCTGCGAACACGAACCGACCGGGCGGGCAGGGCTTCAACTCTGCCAATGCTGCGTTCCAGTTTCAGGACATCGCCGTTACCGCTGCCATGGGCATGAACCCGCTCATGATCGGCTTGCAGCAGGGCACGCAGCTTGCGTCCGTCCTCGGCTCGATGGAACGGCCGGTCTCTGGTCTGGCCTCGGCCTTCGCATCGCTCATCAGCCCTGTTTCGCTGGTCACGATCGGATTGACCGCCGGCACCGCCGCGCTCGTCCAGTATTTCATGACGGCCGAAAGCGGGACCGACAAGACGAGCAAGCTCTTCGAAGAGCAAAACGACCTGATCCGCCGTGCGGCCGCCCTCTGGGGCGACGCCGCGCCGCAGCTAAAGGCCTATGTCGACGAGCTGGACCGCGCCGACAAGATCACTCAGGGTCGGGAAGCAGGAGAAATCCTGGCCGGCCGCGAGCTAGAGGGCCTTGGCGAGGAGTTGCAGGGTGTCAACCGGCAGTTCTCCGAGGCGGTTCGCGGCCTTCGGAGCATCGACGCTGACCCCGCATTCATCCGGGATTTCTCGCAGGCCTTCGGTGACCTGCGCGAGCGCCTTGACGAGGGTACCGCATCGATAGCGGACATCAACAACGCCCAGCGCTTCTTGTCTGAAGCGGTGGACCGGTATGGCATTAAGTCCGTTCTCGGATTCCGGGACGCCTTCGACCTCATCACCAAGTCAATCCGAGATAGCATCGAGGCTTCACGCGAAGCGCGCGCTGCTTGGATTGCGGGCATTGCGGGCGCCGATAACGTCCAGGACATCATCTCCGGATCGTTCTTCACCGAAAACGGTAGGACGATGCGCACCGCGGACTTCACGCCGCGCAACCCGGGTGTTCCCACCAGCCGACCGAATATCGAACTGAGCGGCGATCCGGACGCCACGACCATCCTCAACTCCGATGGTCGCCTGACATCCGTGCCGGTACCAGGCCAGAAGCCGAACTTCTTCGAGCTCGAAACGCAGAAGGAGAAGGTCGACGACGTCACCAAGGCATACCGGCAAGCAGCCGAGGCAAAGGCGGACTTCTGGCTCGACATCTCGTTTCAGGAGCGTCAGGCGGAACGCAGCGCCATCGATCGGCAGGTAGCCACCACGCTCACCCGCTACGGCTTCAATGAGGACCTGAATTCCCCTGAGGCCAACGCAGTTCGCCAGGGCCTGCGCCGTGATGAAGCGAAGGACGCCTTCAAGGGCTTCTTCGACGGCATTCACCAGGAGGCATGGGCGAACGGCGGCAAGATCGGCGATGCAATCGTCAAGTCGGCTTTGAACGCTGCGCAGAAGGCCAGCGAAAAGGCTTGGGATGCCATCTTTGATCAGCTGGCTACCGCTGCGGCGAACTGGTTGACCGGCGGCTCTAAGGCGGGTGCCGGCGCCGTGTCTGCTGGGTTCAACGCGACCACAACGTTCGGGTCATTTCTTGGCGCAAACGATAACAAGACATTTGCCCCGCCGGTTGGTGCCGTCACCCGAGGCGCGCTGCCTCCGACGACAGAGATCGCTAGCTATATTGCAAAGGCGGCCGCTGCTCGGGGAATAGATCCCGACATCGCGCTGCGAGTAGCCAAGTCTGAAGGCGGTCTCAATAGTTGGAACCTCCAGTCGAACTACGTCAAGAATGGAGTGCGCGAACCGTCGTTCGGGCCATTCCAGCTCTACAAGGGCGGCGGTCTCGGCAACAAGTTCATGGCCCAGACGGGACTTGATCCGGCCGACGCGTCGGCTGGTCCGGCCGGGATCGATTTCGCGCTTGACGAAGCCAGGAAGAGCGGCTGGGGGGCATGGTATGGCGCCAAGAAGGCTGGCATCGGCAACTTCGAGGGCATCGGGACCTATTCCGGAGGCGACAGTGCCGTGGATGCGGTCACCAAGCTCGGCGAAGCATCCAGGGAAACGGTCAAGGAGCTGAGCGAGCTAGGGCAGGGTGCCGGCGGCCTCGGTCAGACGCTGGCCAGTATTCCGCAGGCTCTCATGGCCAACGGCGGCGGCTCCGGCATCCTAAGCAGCCTCACAAAGTATGGAATGGGCCTCTTTTCTGGTTCAAGCCAGTTTGCCAGCGCTTGGATGAAGGGGGGCATTGGCCTCTACGCCAACGGCACGAACTATGCACCCGGCGGCTTGTCAGTCGTCGGCGAGCGCGGTCCGGAGCTCGTCAACCTACCGCAGGGGTCGGGCGTCATGAGCAATCACAAGCTCATGCAATCCTTGAACGACAACAACAACCAGCGTTCCAACGCTCCGGCGAACCTCAATGTCAACGTCATCGGCGCCAACGGTGATGAGCACGTCCGGGCACTTGTGCGGCAAGGCGTTGGGCAGGCGCTGTCTCAGTATAACGAGCAGCAGCGCCGCGTCGGCTTCGGGGAAACCCAGAAGCGATTTGTAGCGCAGAAAGGCTGATGGATGGCAGTCTACATCAACCAGCCTACCGTCCCGATCATGTATCTCAGGCCGACCCGGGCGAGTTTCGACAATCCCGGGTCGGCGATCGATGGCGGCGTCAATGGTGTCGGGGAGTCGATTAGCATAGAGACCAGCGGCGGCGGTATCGTCACTGCCGTCTATGAGCGGTGCGTGCTACAGGCCGAAGACACGGAGCGGCACGAGGTCATCAACTGGCTTGGGGCACGCGGGAACGGCGGCTATCGCTTCTTCAACGTTCCGATCATCAACGACGGGATCGGACCGTTCCCGTTCATCAACGGCAAGCGGCGCCCGAGCATCAAGGGTATTCCCCATTCTGACGGCTCGTTCTTCTCTGACGGTTCCGGATACAGTCAGGCGACCGTCTACGGCGAAGTGACAGAAGCAGCGGCACTCGGCGCCGGCATTCTGAAAATGCGCGTCTACGGCGCCGCACGGCCGCTGCGTTGGTCGGATTGGTTCTCGATCTACCACCCGACCAAAGGCTGGCGGGCCTATCGATACTGGGAGGTCATCTCAAAAACAGACGAGACGAACCCGGTCTACACGCTCGCTATCGCTCCTCCGTTGAGGGAGGCCGTGACGGTCGGAACTCGCGTCGAGCTGGCGCGGCCGATGTGCGTCATGAAGTTCCCCAGGGGTTATACTTTGCCGTGGGATTTTGAAGGCTGGTATCACTCCCGCCCCACGCTTCAGTTTACGGAGGCGTTCTGATGGAGTTCGTCCCATCTAACATCGTCGAGGAGATGCGCGGCAGCCATCAGCTCGGCATCTTCCTCAGGGTCGACACGGACCCTGCCTTGCATCTCTGGTTCGGCATCAACGACATCCCGGCCAACTTCGACAGCATCGATCCGACAGGAACTGTCTATCTCGGCGGCGGCCGTCTTATCGGCGTGCCAACGCTCGAGGTGCTAGTCAACGGTACGGCGGACAGTGTCGAGTTCACCCTTTCGGGCCTCGATCCCACGACGTCGGCGAAGATGCTCGACAGCCTGCCGCCGGTGCGCGGAGCTGCAGTGCAGATGGGTCTGACGACGCACGATCGGTATTTCCAACCGATGAGCAGCATCATTCCGATCTGGACCGGTACTGCGTCACATACCGGAGAGGTTAGCCCGCCGGTTGAGGAGGGGGATAGCCCGAGCATAACGCTTTCGCTTGCCGTTGTGACCGGGGAGGCGACCCGTTCCCGTGGCGCCCGCTCGGTCTGGTCATCTCCGCATCAGAAGGCGATCTCGCCAACCGATAAGTTCTGCGACGGCGTCAGCCGGCTTGCCAGGGGCGTCCAGCCAGTCTGGCCGAATTTCTAAGGACTGCCATGACCTTGCAGGAATTTCTTAGCCTGCCACACCAGTTCCGGTGGGGCGGGGTTGCTGGCGATGACTGCACGACCTTCTGCGGGACTTGGCTGCGCGAGAGCGTCGGCGTCGACCCTGCGGAGGCCTATCGCGGCACATACAGCACGGCGGAAGGCGCTCACGGCATCCTGGCGCAGGCCGGCGGCCTTGTATCCTTCGCTGCGGACGCACTTGAGCCGCTCGGCTTTGTACGCACCGTAGATCTGCAAGACGGTGATGTCGGCGTTGTACTCGCTCCTGCTGGCATGGCTGGGGTCAAGGAAATCTGCGCCATCCGTTTCGGACCGCTTTGGGCCCTGCTGGCGCCGTCCGGTGTCATCGCCAAAAAACTTGATCACGTTGCAGCCTGGCGCGCGCCGGATGGAGATCCAGACGTATGAGTTTCCATCACCGCATGATGCTGCAGCGCTATGGGCTGGGCTGCACGACGTCGCTCTACAGCGAAGTTCTGTTCGACCCGATCTTCACGCCGATCTTCACTGCCGTCCTTGGTACCGGCGGTTTCGCCATCGGCGCCACCACGATCACTTACGCTTCGATCGCTTCCGCGATTGCGACCACCGCCATCTCTATCGGTCTGCAGGCGCTCCTCGCGCAAGCACCGAAGCCACCGAAGCCGGAAGATGGCAGAGCACCGCTCAACCAGGCGATTCCGTTCCGCGTCTATGCCGTCGGCCGCACTCGCCTTGCCGGCGCACGCATGATGTGGGAGGCGAAGGGCTCCAGGCTGTATTCTGTCCAGGCGATCGCCGGACATCGGATCAAATCGTTCAATCGGTTCTACCTCAACGACGATGAAGTGACCGTTGTTGACAACGTCGTGACGCCGCTGACGACGGGCGGTCGGTATGGGGCGGGTTCGGCCAATGTGCGCCTTTACACTCGCCTCGGCGCCACTCCGGAAACGCCGTATGCGGAGCTTGTCTCAGAACTGGGCGCGGATGGCATCTGGACAAGCGATCATCGAGGCGACGGTCAGGCTTCGTTGGCAATGCGTGCGCAAAACGCCGATGCGCAGAACCAGCAGACGGCGTTCCCCTACGGCGCTCCGTCGCCGTCGGTGGAGATCGATGGCGCTTATTGCTGGGACTTCCGAGATCCGGCACAGAACCCGACCGACCCGAGCACTTGGACGTGGACCCGCAACGCGGCCATCATCTTGGCTTGGCATCTTTGCTTCAACGAGTTCGGATTCGGTCTCGACTATCGGAAGGCGCTGCTGCCGGTCATCGATCTCTGGAAAGAGGAAGCTGACATCTGCGACGAGGATGTCCCTCTCGCCGGCGGCGGCACGGAGAAGCGCTATCAGTGCAACGGCTGGGATACGACCGAGAACGGCCCTAAGTCGGGACTGAACGCCATCCTCGCTACGTGCGACGGACACTTGGTCGCTCGCGGGGACGGTGCGCGCATCCTGACGGTCGGCAAGTTCCGCGAAAGCCGGACGGCAACGCTGACCGATGCCGATATCGTCGGCCACAACGTCCAGTACGGTGTGCTTTTCGAGGATGAGTGCAACCGGCTCGTTCCGAAATTCACCTATCCGGCGACGAACTACACAAGCTGCGATACCGACTTCTTCGAGGACACGGACGCTCAGATCGCGTCAGGTCGCGTCCTCACGATGGAGGGCAGCTACGAGTGGTGTCACCAGTGGCGGCAAGCGCGGCGGCTCGGCAAGCGGGATTGGCTACGCCAGCGCCAAGAGGTCAAGGGCAGCCTCGACGTCAGGCTCTCCGGCATCAACGCCGTTTATGCGCGCTGGGTAAGGCTGGAAACGCCCAAGCGGCTGCCGAAGCTCAACGGAAAGTTGGTCGAGAACCGCCGGTCTATCGTGGCCCTCACAAAGGGCGGCTTCACGATGGACTTCATCGAGCATCCCGAGGGGATCGACGACTGGGACCCGGCGACGGAAGAGGGGCAGCAGCCGCCGGTACCGCCTGCGGCAAACGCTTCAAACATTCCAACGCCGGTCATCAACCTCATACAGGCGAAGGCAAACGGCGGCAGCGTCTATATCCGCGTCGTCATTATCGATCCGGAGGATGGCAGCTTCACGCCGGTCGTTCGCTACAGGGTAGTCGATGCTGATGGTCTCGGGACCCCGGGTGCCTGGGTAGAACAACAGAACCCAAGCGCGGAGCCATCCGGCGGATACATAGACCTGTCGACCGGGAATGTTCCAGCGGACAAGGTTCTTGAAATTCAGGTGGCCTTCATAGCGTCCAACCGGAGGTACTCGAACTGGTCGGTAACCGAAACTGTCACATCAACTGCTGATCCGACGCCTCCGGGTATTGTCACCTCGCCGAGTGTGACAGGTGGACTTGGCCAAGCAATCTTCAACTGGACCGCGCCGAATAGCAGCAACTATGCGGGTGCCAAGATCTACTGGAACGCCGTCGATAACTTCGGAACAGCGAGCTACGCCGGCCCACCCGAGTATGGCGCTCCGAGCAGTGCAGACTCGACTGTTCGGTCGTTTGCCGCTGGCACCTATTACGGCTGGATTGTCTCTATCAACCGCTCCGGCATCGAAGGTTCGCCGGTAGCTACGGGCTTCTTCATCGTCTCCTGACGCTCTCTTTCACCTCCTCCTAAGCTTCTGGCGCATTGCCGGGGCGCTTTCGCATGGGAAACATCATGGTCGAACTCGCCGCAAATATCTGGGCTGATGGTCCTTCCTCTAATCCGTATGAGCCTGACAAGGCGCAGATCCGTGCGTGGGGCAGTTGGGTTGAAGGCATAATCACGGCCTTCACCTCGAGTGGCGGCCTGATTTACGACACGCGCGCAGAGTTGTTCGCGGACGTCTCTTTTAATGAGAAGCGAATGGCCTGGGTTATTGACGACCCGAACGTTGAGTATATCGGCGTATACGGGTTCGACCCTGACACCGACACGTGGGAGCGGAAGTCGGATCTGCCATTTTCGTTCATCGTGGCGAACGATGCCGGAGCCGGCACACCTGTCGCAATACAAGCGACCACCGCCATTCCGGTTTCTGGATCTGCGCTGGTTTGGATGGAAGTCGCCGAGACGAACACGGGTAGCCCCGTAACCGTAGCGTTCAACGGCGGCGCTGCGCTGACGATCAAGACGAACAGCGGCAACGCCGTCGCGGTCGGTGGCCTGACTGCCGGCATGATCGTCATGGGCATTGTGTCTGGCTCGACGTTCCGACTGGTGAGCGATCAAGCGAGCGCAGCGATTGTCGCGGCTTCTGAGGCTGCTCAAGCGGCTGCCGAGGCGGCGGCTGCAAGTGCCAACATCCGGTACGCCGCCACTCGTACAGCGCTCAAGGCGTACAACACCAACGTGACGACTCTGGCCTTCCTCGGGGAAGCAGGTCGCAACGGTCTGTATGAATGGACCGCAGGCGACTTTTCCGCGCAGATCGCAGCCGACACTGCCGAGGCCGTTTACATTAAAGCCGACGATACCGCCGCAACCTCGGGTGCCTGGGTGCGCATTTCCTCCAGTGATGTAAGCGCGTTCGGCTCATCGCCTACTTCAGACAGCTCCCCGGCCATTTCGGCAATGGCAGCGCTTCTTGGCTACGTTCGCTTCCCGGCCGGTAACACGCTTATTGATGCGAAGCTTACGATAGACGCGCCGGTCTACTTCGCTGATGGAGCCTACGTCACCGCTGCAGCGACAAGAACGGTGACGATCACCGAAGTCATCGACTGCCCGAAGCAGCACATTTTCAGGGGGGATGGAAGCTTCATCCTCGCGCACGACAGCGACAGTGGCGAACCCGCACGGCAGGTTCATGCGTCGTGGTTTGGGGCCTTCCCTGGAAGTAATACCGTTGACCAAGCGCCGGCCATCCAAAAGGCCTTCACGGCGATGGGGAACTCCCGCGAAAGCAAAGTGGAGTTCGATATCGGCAACTACACCATGATGACTGGTGTCACGCTAACGCGTGGCGGATGGGTTATGGGCAGCGGCAATCGCAGAACTGTCTTCCTCGTGAAAGGTGACGGCTTCGATGTGTTCGCGACCGGACACACAGCCTGCCGTTTCTCCGATATCCAATTCGAGAACCACCCCGACAACGCTTCCGCCAGGACAAGCCCCTTCATCCGCATAGACCACGACTTCTGCGTGATTGAGAACGTTTTTGCGCAGGAGGCGTTCAACCAGATCATCGTGGGCGAGGGTGGGAATAACTGCGCCATCCGCGAACTCAACATGGTGTGGCGGACATACCCGTTCACTGCTGGTTCGTCCGGTATTCTCGTGCGTGGCTCTGGTTGCAACATTAGCGGAGTGTATTCCAACTACTCATCTGGAGGCGGCCCAGAGTCACTGATCGCTGTAGGAAAGGGCGCCAGCGGGAACGTATCCGCCCCACGCATCAACAATGTGAGCTACATCTGCGCCTCGACAGGAGTTTTGGTGCATGGCGACAGCATCATTGTTTCGCGCGGGCAGATCAATGATATCAATTATCGTGGCGCAACAGGTAATGCACCGCAGGCAGTAAAATTCCTAACCTCTGGATCCGGCGGCATTTTTGGCTTTTCGGTTGACGATGTCACTATCAACGGCACCGCCACTGCAGACATTACGTTCCAATGCAACGGCAGCGGCGACCTGAAGCAGATCACCGTCGACAATGTGTTCAGTTCCGGCGCGACCGGCAACGGAATCGAGTTCATTAGAACGGCTGGCTTGCTGTCGGATATCGTTATAGGGGCGACTGTTAACACGCGTTCGCGCGCAAGTCCGTTCTTCTTCTCGGGCAGCAATACCGGCATCCGCATCGACCCTAGGGCGATGGTCGGCGGGAACGTTGCTGAAGTGTATTTCAGAGGTACTGTGGCCGATGATACAGCATTTCAAATTGTTCTCGGTCGGCAAATCTTCTCAGGCATGGCCATAGTGACTGCTGGCAGTTTGGAGATGGGCATTTTTGGCATTCGTGCCGCATCGTCTCCAGCCGCATCAGGAAACCGGATCACCGACGCAAACGTTGTCGCCGTAACCACAGCCCTTACGGGCACAACGGGCACAGATGGCAATATTACTCTCGGTGTTCAGGATGGTGTCTTGTACGTCGAGAACCGTGTTGGCAGTTCGCAGAATATGAGCCTCACCGTGATGGGCGCTTAGTGGCGCCCGCCTCTGGACAGGAAGATCTCTCTCGCAAGTTCTTCGTCTGTCATGGCGTCAGGATTCACTGGGTATATGTCCTGGTCGTCTTCATCATCGGGGGATGTGACGGTCGGGACAAACCTTGGTTCCGTGAAATGCAGGTGTGAGGCCGCCAGTAAAGCGCAAATTCCTGCCGCTACGGCTAAAAGGCAGGCAAACAACGGAAGGGACAAAATATACCCGATGGAGGCTCCGGTAAGAAGGCCCGCTCCCGCCTGCCAAGCGCGATCCTTCCACCGAGTGCGGAGGAGGTATGTCAAAAACTCCTCATTGTTCATCTCGTCGGTGCGGGCTTTCATATCGGGACCTTCATTTCGCGGCTCCCTATGATAAGCCCAAGCGGAGGGAATTTCATAGTCAGCAATCGGAGGCGAGCCGTGCGGTTCCCAGGCAGAAGCTTGATGGCCTCTGCCAGAGTGGCGCGAGCGGCCTTCTTGTTGCCGCTTCGCCAGTACGCTTCGGCGGCGTATCTAAGTAGGTTCGGCTTTGAGGGTTGCCGTTTGAAAGCTTCCTCGAAGTCTTTAGCGGCGGCAGCATACTTCTTATCTCGGAAATGGGAAACGCCCCATTGGTAAAACGATGAATGGTCATGCTTATCAGCCGGCTTTGCGCCAAGCTGTGACCAAGCATAGCTGCGCTGGCTGTACTGAACAAAACCGCGCTGGCGACCCAGCGGAATATCAAGGCCGTTCCATCTGAAATGAGTGACGAGGATGTCCTTGTATCCGTGCGCCTTCCTCTCCTTGAACTCCGCGATGCTGTCGGTCGCGACGAACTGAGAATAGCGGCGGAAGAGGAACCACGCGGCCAATCTCTCCACAAGATCCGATGGCGGTGGCATAAGCGTGCCGCTCTTGAACGTATCGATCGCGTCCTGAACCGACGAGGCGCGATAGCCAGCTCCGGCCATGTTGTAGAATGCATTCCCGATCGTGGCTGTCGGGGTGCGGTGAAGAAGCGCAAGGAGACCGACGCCGGAATTGTAGCAGACCATGAATGAGGCGATGTCGAGCAGGCAATGGATATTGTCTTCTCGCGCGGCAAGGATCAGGTTCGGCTTTTGCGTCAGGTGATCGATCTTGGAAAGCGGGTGAGGCTTAACGACGAATACGACGTCGGGATTGGCGTCGATCGTCTCTGAGAGACTTGCGGAGAACTCCGGATACTGCTGTTCGCCCTTGATGAACATGGTAACGGCCATGTCGTCGTGGAGCTGCAGCGGAACAAAGCAGACGGGGCCCTTCAGTGCGGCCAACCCCGCGAGCTTTTTTTTCGTGGTCGCATAATCGTCCATCTGCTCGAGCGTGCGATTGCCGGCTTTCAGTTCGTTGATGTACGCGTGGGCGCCAGCAATCTCTTCATCGGTGAACTGCTCCTGCAGAAAGCGTTCTTCGGTGAAGCTTGGCGAGTTATAGGCAACGTCCTCGTCGTAGTAGATCGTTCCGGGGAGTGCGCCGCGCTCGATCACGATCACTTCGCGGCCAAGTTCGCGGGCAAGCAGCACCAACTGCTTGAACTGTGCGTGGCTCTTCATGTACGGGTTGAAGATGGCTAGGGCAGAAAATTCGCCCGACACGAGGCCGGCAGTGATTGCGGAGATTGTCTCAGGTTCGTTGTCGAAGACGGGGTGGAGGCGGTACCCTGCGGCTCGCAGCGGCGTGTAATAGCCCCACTGGTCAAGGTGCTTGCATAAGCAGACGACGGTCTTCTCGCGAGCCAGGAAATCCACCTGAAGGAGGTTGTGTTCTGACTCCACATAGACTTCGAACGCTTCATTCATGCGCTCGCGCTTCCAGTCGTTTTGCGAGCCCCAGTCCTCGCTCTTCGTGCGCTCGTGGTAGAGATGGAAGACGCGCAGGCCAAGGTTCTCAGCGGGCTTGGATAGAGCCTCCAGAAACCGCCGGAAACCGTTGTACGGCCTCGAATTGAAAAATCCTTCACGCAGCGGTCCAAGGTGATCCTTGGTGAGATCGGCCGGCAACGGTGCGTTCTTGATGTACAGGCCGAGTCTTGTCAGATATTCGAAATCCTCGGAACCATGCCCACGAAATCTCTCATCGTATCCTCCGGTGAGAGAAAACATCCGACGGTTGATCAGGAAGATGTTCGAATAGGGAGCGATGAAGAAGTTGTCCTCCTTGCGGAATTCCGCCAAGGGGGAGTAGAAGGCCAGAGCGTCGAGCAGGTTGGAGCGGCCGGCGTTGTCCTCGATTTCAAAGAAGGTCTGCGTGTCCGCCTGGTTGAGATGATAGACGGGCAGAATCAGCGGCGTATCGATGATCGATTTCATCTTCAGCGACGTGGCGATGCCTGCCATCCGTCCGAACATATCGGCGGGGCCGAAGCAATCCGCATCGCAGAAGAACACGAGATCCGTCTGGCACTTCTCGAATCCGCGGTTGTGCGCGGCTGCCGGCGAATAGGTGTCCGTGTCCGGTTCGTAGTGGTATTCGAGCCCGTTCAACGCGCAGATGGTCGAGATTTCGGAAGCGAACGGCTCCGGTGATCCGAAGTCAAGAACGAGAACGCGAGGCAACGGGTTGTAATAGGAGCGGATGAGGCCAAGCCGCTCCATGACCCAATGGTTGCCTTCGTGTGCTCGCAGGCAGATGACCATGGTTATGTCTGACGGTATGACGACATCAGCCGCGCGGGTGCGGCTGAATTGTCTGGTATCGGTCAGAATAGATTTTACCTTCGCCCGTTCTTCCGTTTCGGCCACAGGCAATGGTTCGCCATTCGGCTGCGCGTGAAGCATGGTCAACCCCTCATAGGTTTGCGGAGTTGCCGTATAGGCCGCCTTTGGCGTCATGAGTCAACCCTCAAACTTGCAGGGGTGCTCTTCCCTCATCGCGGCGCTTCTTCTAATGCATTCATCAATTGATTGATGGTGCGGGAACGCGCTTTGGATTTCTGGAAGATTGGCGCATTCACTTATGTCGGCTGTCGGCTAACCATTTTCAGGCAGGTCGACAGCATCGGTCGCTTTTGCTCGATTGCCCCCCAGTGTCACTGCCGGAGCCTCGGAGCACGCCATGGAATGCTCAGCACGCACCCTATGTTCAATTGCCATTGGGGACCAAGCTATTCGCCAGGCGCAAATGCCCGCTTATCGCTTCACGAGCTCGCTGAAGAAAAACTCGATGTTCTGGCGGATATCCCTGTTCCCAACGAAGACATCTCTATGAAGAAACACGACGTTGTATTGCCCTTTATATTCGAAGTCACGGGCAATAGGAACCAGCCCGGCATCCATCATCGCACCGATAACATCGCCAGCCTTCCACTGTCCTTCCCATATTTCGTGGTCCTCCACCTCGACAATGGCGACCTGGGCCTTTCGAAGTGTGGCTTTCGCTCCGGTTAGCACCTGTTTGCTTGCGCCTTCGACATCAACCCACATGGCGCAGCTTCCGCAGTCGGCAAAAAGGTCATCCAGTCGCCGCGAAGGGACGGCTACGGTCTTGTACTCTGTGGACTCGTCAGTGCGGGCAAGAATGCTGTTCGCGCCCGAGTGCTCCCACACGGCGTTGCCCGCAACAGATGTTCTGATGTTGAAGTCAATAGTTCCTTCACGATCGCTCAGCGCATAGTGAAGATATTCCACTCGGTTGTCGGCGTGGGGTTCCGTCTTTGAATAGATCGCGTAGTTGTCTGGGCTAGCCTCAAACGCAACAATTCGCGCCTCCGGCAGTACCTTTCGCGCACGTATTGAGGTGTCGGCCTTTTTTGCTCCAGCCTCAATAAATACGCTCGGTTGCAGGATTTTGACGATCCCGAAGAACAATTCGACGAGCGCTTTGTTGGATGCCTTTCGCTGATGCGAGGTGCCCCACAGTTTGAAGATGCTGGCAGTAGTCAGCATTTGCACTTCATGCATTGCGATCAAATCTGATCGCGTTGCGAGACCGAGTTTTGTGGCGGCCAACTCGCCAAGTCGTTTCAGCATTCTCTTCCCCCCAAATCGACGGAGGCATCTAGGCTAAAAAGCCAGTGGGGGACAACTACAAAATTCAAGTTGAGAGGGACGGACCCCGGTCCAGCCATGGAGGAGTTAGGCGGTAGGCGCGCCAATCCCAATTGCCTACAACCTGAAACTGTTCTATGGCTCTGATCGATGGGGTGTATGGGGGCATAAATGGCAAAGATTACAGTGGCGTCGAATTACTCGCTCAACATGAGCGCCTTCGATTTCAGTTCGATTTACTACGGCTATTCCTACGTTCAATCCGGAACTCTGTTTCGGGTCGATTACGGCGACGGAACGGTCGAAGAGTTCCGCGGATCAGGTTTCCGTTATAATTCCTCCGGTGAGCCGACCGCAGGTACGGTGACGGGCTACGCCGCTTTTTACAGTGGCCAGCGCCTGTTCTACGTCGAAGGCGGTAGCGTTGCTGCAACCAAGATCGTAGCTGCCGCTAAGACCTACAGCACGAGCGATGATTTGGGTGTAATCAGCGAAGTACTGAAGGGTAACGACACTATCAATGGCGGCAGCCTCGCCGACCTGCTGCTGGGTTTCGGCGGGAATGACGTGATCAATGGGAATGGCGGAAACGACATCCTGTGGGGCTACGACGGCGCCGACACAATCACTGGGGGATCCGGCCAAGATGAAATCAATGGCGGGGCAGGTTACGATACCGCATCTTACGCGACCGCCGCGGCGTCGGTGGTTGCGAACCTCTTCGCCCCTTCTGGCAACGCCGGAGACGCTTATGGCGATACCTTCAGATACATAGAGAACCTGACCGGATCACGCTTCAGCGATACCTTGACCGGCGATAAGTGGGTCAACATTCTAACGGGCGGCGATGGAAACGATGTTCTCACCGGGGGTGCCGGCGCCGACAAGCTTTACGGCGGAAGCGGTTGGGATACCGCGTCTTACGCCAACGCCTCCGCCGGTGTAGTTGCAAATCTCGGCAGCTCGAGCGGCAACACGGGAGATGCGGCAGGGGATGTTTATTCTTCCATCGAGAACCTGGTTGGCTCTGGTCATGCCGATGAGCTCTATGGTGCTGGCGGTATGAACAGCATAACCGGCGGTGCGGGCGATGACATTATAGGCAGCGGTTGGGGCAATGACTCGATCTACGGCGGAGCAGGAGCTGACCGTCTGGTCGGTGGAGCCGGCGCTGACAAGTTCCTGTTTAAAGCGCTGTCCGATTCCAAGGCGACAAGTTCAGACTCAATCTTTGATTTCCTGCCAAGTGAGCAAGATAGGATTGACCTCTCGGCGATCGACGCCAACTGGAAAGTTTCTGGCAACGAGGCCTTTACGTTCGTAGGAACTGCGTCGTTCACGGGAGCGGGAGGAGAGCTCCGATACGTGAAGCATGCATCCGACACCTATATCCACGGCGATGTAAACGGCGATAAAGTTTCCGACTTCAAGATTCACCTGGACGACGCGATGATCCTAACCAAGGATTACTTCATTCTCTGACGCGTTCCAAAGAGCGTCCTATTCGAAAGGCCCCGCTTCGGCGGGGTTTTTTATTGTCTATAGGTAGACACTTCCTCCCAACAGTAAGGTGAAATATGGCTCGGGAAACTCTTCCCGTCGCCCTCGAACTCATGTTCGGGGATGAGGGCGGCTATTCAAATCGCAAGACGGATCGGGGCGGCCCGACAAAATACGGCGTCACGCATTCCACACTGGCGGCGCACCGCGGCGTGAAGTCGGTCTCGGCTGACCAGGTGAAGGCTATGAGCCGAGAAGAAGCCGAGGACATCTACCGGCGCTCATATTGGGGACAGAGCGGTGGCGATCTGCTGCCGCCGGGGTTGGACTACGCTGCATTCGACTTCGGAGTGAATTCCGGGCCGTATAGGGCCGTCAAGACGCTGCAGAAGGTTCTCGGCGTCCGCGAAGACGGGCAGATAGGCGAACAGACACTTGCCGCCGTGCGGAAGTATCCGGGTGGCGTGAGCACTCTCATTCGCGACTATTGCGACGCCCGCATGCGCTTCCTGCGCTCGCTCACCAACGGCCAGACCGGCTTTCCGGTCAACGGTCGTGGCTGGACCATCCGCGTCACCGGCAAGGATCCGAAAGGGCAATGGACCAATCAGCCGGGCGTCATCGGCAATGCGCTGCGCTTGGCGGCGGACGCCAGCGGCCGGACCGTTGAGAAGGTCGAGACCCCGCCAGAAGCTGGAGCGAAGGCGGACAGCCGCGATATGGGGCTGGGCGAGGTACTGAAGAAGCCCGAAGCATGGGGGCCGCTCGGCGGCCTGCTCTCGGCAGCCGGCGCGCTGTTCGCCGGAAGTGGACCGGTCCAGTGGGCGCTAGCCGCCGCCATGGTCGCGGCGGTGCTCGTCGGACTCTGGTATTTCGTGCGCCGGGTTCGCGAGGCCGGGTGATGCTTTCCACTCCTCGCGTCATCGCGGCTGCGGCCGCTCTCGCCATCGTTGTAGCCGTCGTTGCCTGGATTTACCGGCAGGGCGGCGACGACGTCAGAACCTCCATCGAAAGGCAGAACAATGAAGCTGGCCGCACTGCGGACGATGTCCGCTCTCGCTTTGACCTTTGCCCTCCAGGGATGTGGGACTTCGGCGCCGGCAAGTGCCGACGGACTACGCCGGGTGGTGGGCACTGA